CCCAATCGAGTCAACGTGCTGCTCCCGCCCAACCTGGTCAACCAGCTGAGGATTTTCGCTGTCCTCGCCCAGTTTCGTCTGAATTAAGGAGATAAATGAATGGCTAATCAGGTTATTGGCGGTACTTGCTATATCACCGTGGATGGTCAGGAACTCAGTGTAGAAGGCTCCCTGTCAATTCCGGTTAACACTGTTTCGAAGGAAGCGGTCATTGCGAGTGGCCGGGTCATTGGGTATACCAAGAAGACCATTGCTCCGAGTTTGAAGGGGACGTTTTATGTTGATAACCAGTTCCCGCTCCAGAAGATCATCGAAGCGTCTGATATGACGATCCTCGCCGAATTCGCAAACGGCTGGAAGTACACGCTTTCGAATGCGTTTCTTTCTGGTGACTCGATCGAATTCACGCCTGAAGACGGGAAGATCACTCTTACCTTCACCGGGCTGAAAGGAGACTGGTCATGAAACCGATCACCTTTAAACCGAATGACCCGATTAAGTGGAAGGGTAACGAGTATGACGAGCTTACTTTTCGTGTCCCGACCTATGGTGACATGAAGAAACTTGATGCGATCGGGGTTAAGGCTGATGAGGATCCGGGTACGGCTATGAAGCACGTGCTCGCTTATGCCGAAATTCTCTGTACGACTGTTGAGGGTAAAGCTCTTACGGAGCTTACCTACGCGGATGCGCAGAGACTGGCGATTGAAGTTATGCCTCTTTTCGGTGTCACTCCAGTGGGTGGCGTCGCTGGAGGACGTTGAGGTCTCGATCTTTCGGATGGCACGGTTCTGGAGTATGTCTCCGGAGGAATTTACCGTGCTGTCCCTTGATCGGATTGCGAAATACGCCGAGATGACGAAGAAAATATCTGACGAGGAGCGGGAAGCTTATGGCGGCGGGCGGTGAAACATATCTCTTGCAAATGGTGATGCAGCTGAAAGATCAGCTGACGCATCCCTTGGACAAGATTGGGAAGGAACTGAACGCTTTCGGCCGCAGTATGAAAGAGCTTCGTGACTCGTCTTCTGAGTTAATAGCTCCTCTTGCCGCTCCCTTTACGCTTTTGGCCGGTGCCGGTGCCTTCTCCATCTCGAAGGCGATTACGTCTTACACGGAACTCGCTGACACTCTTGATAAGACTTCAATCCGCACAGGCGTGGCGGCAGAATCCCTCCAAGCGCTTCATTTTGGGGCTATGCAGTCCGGCATGTCTGCTGAGGACATGGACAAAGCGCTTATCAAACTGACCAGCGAGATGTCAAAAGCCGCCACGGGGCAGAATGCCAATCTGGCGGCTATCTTCAAGCATTTGGGGATCAATCTCCGTGATTCTAAAGGGCACGTCCGTTCCGCAGCTGATGTGATGAACAACCTTGCCCAGGCGGTTAAGAACAATGAGGCTCCGGCCGCCAGAATGCAGGTTCTCAATGCCGCTTTTGGCGAGGAACTTGGGGCAAAGCTAATCCCACTCCTTCAGGGTGGCGCGGATGGCCTTGAAGAATATAAGAAGAAGGCTGAGGAACTCGGGCTCGTAATGAGCTCAGAAGAAATTCAAAAGGCGAACGAGTTCGGCGACAAACTGAGCCTTGTGAAGATGGCGTCGGACTCTGTTTCGGTCGCTATTGGGTCGAAATTACGCCCGGTGCTTGATCAGATGATTGAGCCGATGCTTCAGATCATTGTGGCGAACAGAGACTGGATTGCGACCCAAATTGGGGAGTTTGTCCAGGAATTTGCCGCATATCTGAAATCAATCGACTGGAAGCAGACGCTTGAGAATCTCAAGATGGTTCTCCGCGGATTTGGATCATTTATTGAATCCATTGGCGGCGCAAACACAATTCTTATCGTTCTTGGCGGTCTGATTGGCGGCAGTTTCATTGTGAAGCTTGTGACGCTTGGGAAAGCGATTAAGGATGTAGCCCTTGCCGTACGTCTTCTCACGGTAGCGTTGATGGCGAATCCGTTCATTGCGATTGCTACTGCCATTGTGGCGATTATCAGCTATGTAATCACGATGAAGGGTTGGTGGGGCATAGTCTTCGAGTACGCATTCAAGTGGGCGGGTGTTCTTTTTGACGCGATTAAAACGGGTGTCAAGAATGCCGTTGAAGCTTTCTGGACACTCCTTTGGCCCCTTCGAAAGATTGGCGGTTTGCTTTTGGATATTGGAAGTAAAATTTTTGACTGGGGAAAGAAGAAATGGTTCAGCGACATCTCTGATGGCGCAAAAGAGGCGACAGATAACGTAAAAGAGCTGCAGAAGAATATGAATCTGCAGGAAGGGGCACGTGGTGTAGCGTCGGTCCCGAGCACGGCTTATGGGGCGGGTGTTCCAAACGTTCCTGCGTGGACTACTTCTCCGCCTCCCGCAAAAGCCAATGTGGCGATGGAACTCAAGGTTACCGCAGAGAAAGGGACTGCCGCCAGTATCGCCAGTATTAGGAACGACAGCCCTGGAGCTTTAACTACCCGACTGAGTTATGAGGGGATCTAATGGCTGAAAAAGACACGAAAGGCACGAAAGACGCGGAAAAGTTTCCCGCGAGGTTTCGTGATCTTGGGTTCTATGTGACCAAAAGCAGTCTGAGCACCGGGCGCAGGAACTTTATCTTTGAGTATCCGCAGAGGGACCAACCGTTTGTTGAGGATCTGGGTAGGCGCGCCAGGAAGCTGACGATTACGGCTATTTTTGTTGGGCCGGATCATGCCGCCCAGATGCAGAAACTGATTGAGGCGGTAGAAAACGGGGATGAGGGAATATTACGGCTGCCGTTTTTTGGCTCCTGGGATGTGAAGCCTACTGACGCAACCAATGTTACCTATGACCCTCAGAAGGAAAATTCCTCCAGCGCAGATATAACTTTTGTAGAAATAGGGTCGACCTCTACCACTCTGGTTAGCGAGGATCTCCCACAGAAAACAGCTTCTGCCACAGGAGGCATACAGGAGTCGGCTTTAGACAAGTTTATAAAAGACTTTGATCTAAAAGGAGTGCAGGATTTTATCCGCAATACGGTTGAGGGGAATCTCTCTAAATTCTTTCAGCTGGATGGATATAAAGAGATTTGCCGGCTCTTCAATACGTCAGATGAAATGTCCCATTTATCAGCGGTGGCCATTTCATTGCTGAGTAAGGATCCTCTAGTTTTTGGAACGGCCGTTGCAAACGCTTTTGGTTTCTCTCAGGCGGCTTACAGCATCAACAATTGGCGTCGAGCTGTAAGGCTTTTGGTAAAGCTGATCGAGTCTGATGGAATGAATCAGACTTATATGACCGGTCTTGTATCTGAAACTGATGCGTCTCAGACAACAAACTTATCGACTAGCGTTCAGAATTTGGCCAGACAAAGCCTTTTGGCTGAGGCCGTGTCTGCAACAACGAGCGTTGGCGGAGAGGAAGACACCGCAGAAGGTGGAATCTCATACGACGAAATGATTGCGACTCGGGATCTGGTGCTTGGCGCTATTGATTCTGAAATGCTGAAGACTGATGACGATGACGTTTATCTGGCTTTGGAGATCGCGCGGTCTGCGGTTTCGGAAGAGATGACTGCCAGGGCTCAGGACTCGGCAAGACTGATTTTTGTTACACCTCAGGAAGTGACTCCTGCATTGGTGATTGCCTATAATTTTTATGGAGATGCTAGTAGATCTCAGGAAATTATTGATAGGAATCACATTCGACACGGCGGTTTCGTCCCCGCACAGGAGCTGAAGCTGCTAAGCCGATAACTCATGTGAGGTGAAATATGTCTAAGGGTTCTTTGATTCTTGCTTTGGTTTTGTTAATCCCGATATACGCGGCAAATGCTTCTGAAGACGAATATATTTATGCCGGTCCATCAGCGCCTTTCCGTTACCATCAATGGATAGATGATAAAACAGGGATGAAGATGATTGAAGCCCAGCGACTACCTGATAATGCATATAGCCATAGGGGATATGTGAAATCTCAAACGGCTGCAGAGGCAGAGCGAGAAAATGAAGCGAAAACTCAGCAGAAAGAGGCCGTGGAGGAGTTGGCGAAGAAGAATAAGTTCGAAAGTGCGGGAGAGAATAATGCATATCGCTTTTATAGAAATCCCGTTACAAATCAACGAATGATTATTGATAAGAAAACGGGTAAAGTAGAATTAAAAGATTGAGTAATATGGAAAACACCTCTGGATTTACGAAAGCGGTACAACAGAAAAATAGAGTATCTCTTTATATTGGTGAGAAAATTTATTCAGGGTGGACAGAGGTAAAAATTGAATTTGGTTTAAATATTATTGCCAGAGTCTGCCAGATTACAGCCTCCTCATCTCCTGAGGATGAAATGTATGACGGTATTCCAAATGGGGTTTCATGTAGGGTAAAGATCGGGGATGATACCGTTATTACGGGTTATGTAACGAAAAAAGAGAAACTCTATGGAAAGGAAGGGACAACTATTTCCATTGATATAAAAAGCAGAACAATTGATTTAGAAGAGTGCTCTGTCCCGCCAAACGCACAACATAGTTTTAGAAAAGTTAAGCTGGCTTCGGTTATTGAGAGTTTGGCGGGTAATTACGGGATATTGGTTGTTGATCAAGTTGGAAGTAAAGAAATAATAGACCAAGAAATCCAAAATAATGAAACGATAAAATCTGTTTTAGAAAAATTACTCAAAAATAGATCGTTACTATTATTGGACGATTCTTACGGGAAATTATTATTAACCTTTGCGGGTTCTGCAGGGTTCTCTGCTGACTCTTTACAGTATGGCAAGAATATTATTACTGGGAAAAGGACACAAGATCTTTCTAAGATTTTTAGATATTATGTTGTAAGAGGGCAGGGGACAGATTCAAAAAGCCAGAGGAAAACGCCTGGGAATCAACTGCAAAAAATTGCCGAAAACGATTGGTGTTTTAGAAACAGGTACTTTGTTACGGTAATGACAGGTAATGCTACTGAGCCCGAGCTAGAAAAACGAGTTAATTTGTTAAAAAACAACTCAATTGGGTCCGCTGATACTTTTACATATTCTGTACAAGGATGGCGTCAGAGTAACGGTGAGCTTTGGCGGGCGAATACATTTGTGAAAATCAAAGATGAGTCTTTGAATACCAATGAAACATTATTGATTAGCAAGGTTACTTTTTCTCTTTCAGAAACGGGCGGGTCTACTACGACGCTAGAAATCCGACATCCTGCGTCTTTTATTTCTACAGGATTGCCAGACACAGCCTCGTCAACTGCTAAGAAAACTGTAAAGGATGATCAATCCAAGAATAGCTTAGTCATTCTGGCTGGGAAGGATACAGGGAAAAGATGATCAGTGAAATTATCAATTTGATGGCAAGAGGGGTCCTCCTGGCGAAGGTTGGTTCTCGAAAGATGAGAACAATTCAAGCTCGGTTTCTTGCAGATGATCTTCGAGATGATCTTGAACATTTCGAACCCTACGGCTTCACCAGCGAAGCAAAGCCTGGCGCAGAAGTGTTGGCAACATCAATCATGGGCGATCGTGATCACACGATCGCCTTTTGCATTACGGACCGGAGATATCGTCCAGTTTCGCTGAAGGACGGCGAAGTCTGCATCTTTGATGACCTTGGGAGACAGATCTTTCTTCGGCGTGATGGGATTACGATTGAAGGGAAGGATTCCCCGGTCACAGTGCATACATCCGGCGCGGTCAAGATTGACGCTCCGGAAACAACGATCACGGGACGTCTGGTTGTGAATGGCGATGTTGTCGGCAAGGGTCAGATTTACGACTCTGTCGGTCGGCTGCAGTCGATCCGGGATACCTACAACGGCCACACTCATAATGGCGGCAGCTCTCCTGACCAAAAGATGTGAGGATCACATGAAGCGCAGCTGGGACATTATTCGGGAACTCCTTGAGAAATTCGAGGATGAAACCATCAGCGATTTTTTGGCAAAGGTTTGTGAAGCTCCTGATGAGACTCTGGATGAGATAAAGCAGAAGAAAAGAGAGGATTACCGGGATCTGGTGTTTGGGCACCTTCTTCTGCTTCAGGATTCTGAGCTGGTAACCGGAATCGAGGCGGTGGATCCACGCCCAGCCGGCAAATGGTTTTATAAACTGAAGTCTCCGCGATTAACCATGGCGGGGCACGATACTTTGGGCGCGCTCAGGAGCAAGACGGTTTGGGATGCGATAAAGCAGAAAGCTGAAGCCGCATCCATTCCGATCACTCTTGAGCTGATCAAGGCGGGATTAAAAGCTTTGGTCTAGCAATACCACAATTCAACAAACACAAAACCCAGTCAGACGGGCATCTGGCTGGGCTTTTTTTATGACCTCAGTAACGGTGAGGACACATGGAAATTATAGCCATGCTCATCTTAAAACTACTGGATCCGGATCAAAAGATAAGGCTTTGGGGGCGCGTGCTTCCTTGGGTTTTGATGGGATGCGTGGTTCTGGTAGCCGTGGCCTTTGCATGGAGCCTGGCCAAATGATCTTGATATTAAACGGCACAGAGTCGACCTTGTCGGATTTCTGTGACGACGATTTACGAAGGGCTGTCTTCAATTCCCTTTTCTCGTGGGCCAGAGCCAGTGACTCGGATGATCTTCCCGGAGATTCCCGCCAAGGATGGTGGGGCGACACCTATTCAGATATCGATGGGGATCAGTTCGGTTCCAAGCTGTGGCTCCTGGCCCGTTCGAAATTAACCGAAAAGACGCTGCAGGACGCGAAAACCTATGCGGAAGACGCATTGCAATGGATGGTAG